TACTGAAAACTAAATCGAATGCGATGGATTGACCGGCTGATATGCCACCGCCTCCAGTAGCCGACCAACTAGCATTTGTGCCATCGGTTGTTAAAAATTCACCAGCATGCCCAGCTTGGTTAGGTAACTCTGAAGTTGGCGTTTCCCATGTAGGCGCTGCGCCTGTGCCTTGCGATGTTAATACTTGTCCTGCTGTTCCCGGTGCTAACAATGTTGTAACGTTAGTTGCAGACTGATAAGGCACAGAACCTTGAACGCCACCAATCAAGTCAATGGCATATTTAGCAAGTGTAGGGCTAATCTCTTCAAAGTCAGACCCATTCCAGACAACAACCGCTGTGTAACCAGCGCCTATAGTAGCACCAGTGGTCGAAGCGCCTTTAACAACAACAGCGGCATCTGACTGATTAACCACTACATAAATTTTACTATGCGCTGGGGCGATAATGTTACGGCTAACGCCCGGTGTTCCTGTTGGGATTAAGATAGCCATACGCGCTTCGTTACTAAGCCCAGTACCTGTAGTGCTTAATGTCCAATCTCCAGACGTCACACTAGCCGTTGCGTAGTTAGCAACAGAGTCTTCTACGAGTTGTGTAATACTATTATTTACTTCGTCGCCCCACAGACCTTCTAAAGTTCCCGTCTCAGGAAGCGCATAGCCTAATAAGGTTGTATACGTTGTAGTCATTGTTACCCCTAATGAGTCACTATATCAGTCCAGTTTGGAGACTGGGTATTGGTTATATTTGTCCAGTTCGGAGACTGGGTATTCGTTATATTCTGCCAGTTAGCGTTCTGGGTGTCATCAATTAGCTCCCATGGTAAACGCGCGGTAACAGGGCTTGTTAAAACAATAGATTCTACAATAGCTGCGACTAAAGAAACGGTATTTGTTTCCGCATCCGAAAGTCCTATAGACTCAATTAAATCAGCAACAAAGTCACCAGCAACTGAAGTTTCATCAGTTAGCCCTAAAGCTTCTTCTACTAATGCAGGGATAATTAACGATAACGCTTGCGTATCAGTCAAACTAATAGTTTCAGTAACAGTAGGGTACATATCCAACAACCCATCTTGTGTGGTGCTAAGTGATATAGTTTCTGTAACCGTATCGTTAAAATCGACTGTGTTTGTTATACCGTCTGTCAAACCTATTGTTTCAGACAAACTGCTATTAATAGTCAGTTGATAATCTTGTATGGTACTAAGCGCTAGCGTTTCAGCTAATGATTTTTCTACAAGAATACCTCCACTCTGCACATCTGTAAGGCCCACACTTTCTGAAAGCGTAAACGCCATAATAAGATTGCCAATAGAAGGATCAGTAAGACCGATTGACTCAGTGACTGTAACAGCGTAAGTGTTACCACCTAATGCAGCAAAGGGCGATCTGGCAAAAGGCGTAAAGCCAAACATTACAAGCCTCGAAGAATCGTCATAGCATTTACATAACCTTTAGCAGCGGCGGTCGATGTTTGCCATGAAGGAGGGGTGCCTGCGCCGTTCGCTACAAGAACCTGACCTGAAACTTGAGACGAATTATTAGACGCGTATACAGCAACTTCAGCAGGGTATGTCAAAAATACATTCTGTGTACCAGAACTAAAATTAACAGGAGTAGCTGCGCTACCCGCCATAGGCGTTGTCCGCGTGAGGGTGTTTCCGCTAGTTGCGTAAGTACCGATACCTACTTCCCAGTTAGCCCCTGATTGATCCGCTATAGCGTAGTAACAAGTATTACCATTACCCACCGCTGCAGAAAAGGTCTGATAACCAGTAACGGCACCCAATAGGGTGACAGCTCCAGTACCCGGAGCACTACATGTTTCCTGAACTCTATCCGCAACGATAAGTGACATAGTTATCCTTAAGCTTTATTAAGGTCTTCTTCTTTAAACCAAGTTTCTTGGTCAATACCGTCTTTGTCTACCCAGCCTACTAAGTATTGGATTTCACCCTCTGGGCTAACACTTAGTTTCAATACAGGGCCTGTAGGCGTAACCGCTTTAAGTGCTACAACTTGTCCGATTTTAAATGATGCTGCCATGATCTGCTCCTTAGGATGTCGCTGCGGTCCAAGAGATGTTCAATGTGTCGCCTGACACAACGGCTCGAGAGCCACCAGTAAACGAACCTGCTGAATACAGAATACCTGCACCGCCGTTGCTTGCTGTACCTTTAGCTTGTGTAGTACACATTAAAGCGCCTAATACTGTGCCACTTGCATTGATGTTAAATGAAGTTGTAGTAGTTGCTTTACTACCTGCGGAAGCTGCGCTCCATGACACGGTGGTTCTGTTTGTACCTGTATAGCTTAAAAATTCTAACCAGCCACTATGTGAAGCCAACGTGTCACCAGCGGCATAGGCTGAAAAGCTAGTGTTATCAACCAAACCCATATACCACGCTGCAGTATAGGCAGAACCTGCAAAGTATTTATCCAGCAAGTCGTTTCGACCTACAGTCACAACTAAGTTTTTAATGGTATCAGTCCATTTCACTTGACCATCAGCGCCTATGCACTCGACTTCGTAAAAACCAGTTAAATTTAATCCTTCAGCTACGGAAGTGCTTTTGCTCACTGTAGCATCTTGAACGTCTGTTATTTGTAAAGATTCAGCTTGCATTGCTTACCCCTTAGTTTGAAGATCGTATTAACGCACTGTTTGCTGTGTTAGCAGGTAACGTTACTGTAAATGTTGTAGTCGAAGTTTTATCTGCACCGAAGTCCAATACTGCGACCGATTTGTTTCCTTTAGAGGCATTATAAATCAAAGCCCCTCTAGCTGTAAGAGCCGCTGTCCAAGAAGGATTTGCAAAACTCACATACGCTGTATACCCATCTGACATTACACTTGGGCTTAACAACAACTGACCCCCTGCTGTATACCCTGTCGCTACAACTTCGCCTGTTGAGGTGTATTGTGTAGTGGTCTGATCTAGTGATGCATTAGCTGTATATAACGCCATGTAAATATCATCAGTCAGCAAGTCATGTATACCCTGATACAACTCGGTTTTAAAGGATGTTGTTTGTGTTTGAGTTAAGCTCATTGTTATCTCACCGGATATCTAACTTGGCCATTTCTATAGGCATCACCACGGTCTTTACCATCACCCAACTGTTTAAGAAGTGCTAAGGAGTCGTCATACCGTTTTTGATAAACTGCAATCAAATCTTGTTCCCCTTTTAAGAACAAGTACGCTTCAACAATAGACCCCCAAAGCAGCGCAGAATCAAAGTTGTCACCCAACCATGTTTGACCCGCAGTTACAATGGACTCTGGGTAATAGAAATAATGAAGTTCTACATCATACGCAGCATCAGGTGTAGGTGCTAAGATAAATGCTAACTCTTTCTCATCATCAGATCTTGGACCAAATATAGCGTAATACTTAGGTGTTCCCGTACCACTAGCGCTTGGGTATGACTCCCGCATAAAGTTAACATCCTTGTTAAGCAGGTAAATATAGTCGTCATTAGAATCAATAATCGCTATTGAATAAGGCGCTAAAAAGTCTGTAGGCGCTTGCAAATATTTATTAGTTGCTGTTGTTACGCCCATGACGTTTTTACGTAGATCTGGCAACTGTACAGAGTTGTATATACGCTGTTCTGATTGACCTATGAACAAATTTAATTGGTCAGTAGAAAATGTGTTCTCTACGTAGTCTTGTATTGCTATGCAAAGTTCATCATACGTCATTGTTTCACCCTATTATCGTACAACTTTTTTACAACCCTATAGTTAACATTAAGCTGTTCACATGCTGTTTTAAATGACAAACCTTCAGACGTTAATTTTTGTATTTGAGTAACCAACAATGCTATGGCTTTCTTTTTTACAGATTGTAATCCAAGTTCTTTACAATACATATAAAAAGTAGTTGTCGAAATTCCTTTATCTTTTACCATGTGTGTTAAATTATCACCATATCTATAAGACTCATATATCTCTTTAACTAATGCGGACCTTTTATCGGTAGCCTTATTGTTATATGCCTTTAGAGAATCACTTAGTCGTTTACGGGTCACCTCAGATGGAGACACCCCTGTTTGTCTTACACTGGCTTTTCGTTTAAAAGAGTCATCATACTTTCTACCCATACTAGCGATAGATAATTTTTTTCTGTGTTCCTCTGTTAACGACTTCCCTTTATTTAATAATGACATTTTTTCTTTAAACGCTTCAGAATGCTTCCAACCGCCTCTGACTTTGCACTCGTTTACAGTCCTATAGACATTGTATTTTTGCAATTTCATTAAAGCTTGTTCATAAAAATACCGTGTTTTTGAGGAGCATATAAGCATTAGTTTAAAAACAAAAGCATCTTTCCCATATTTATTCCATGCTTTTTGTAAAATAAACGAATGGTGCCTATTATTGTTTAAAGCCGATCTATGGGTGTGCCATCTGGACTTATAATTTACAGTACTACCTATATACATTTTTCCGTTATGTATATTTTGAATAGCGTAGATATAGGCGACATCACTCATAATGGCAAGATCCTAACCCATAGGGCCGCGAGCTTTAACACCTTTTGTTGCAGCGCCTGTACCACGGATTTTAATACCGTCAGTCTTTTCAGGTTTAACATTACCTTTACTCACATTACCTGCAGCGATATTTAAGTTGTCAATGAAGCTTCTGTCTTTGTTATCTTGTGCCATTATTTACCGCCTTGGTTTTTAGCCCGTGCGATGTTACGACCAAACTTTTTCATAGCTTCTGATTTAACAGTTTTGGCTTTGCCGCCTTTTGCTACGTCACCATCAATACCTTTGTTTGGGCCTGTATCACCTAAGTTTTTACCTTTGGTTTTGCCTTTTTTGGTAATACCGTCTGCTGCTTTTCTGTATGCCATGATAATCTCCTAAGATACTGTTACTGTTACGTCGCCTACAAATGTGGTAGCGACTAAATAATTTGGGGTTAACCCTACGTCATTAGCGCGAGAACCGCCTACAGGAGACCATCCCCATTGCACTATTCTACTACCTTCTGACGGATAACCGTCAACTCCAAGCCCTGATGTGTAATAGCTAGTATCTGGACGAGGGTTACGCAAAGCCCATGCATCTTGAACGGGGTACATACCTAATTGTAGCTGAGGATGATCCGGGTTCCAGTCTTCAGGACATGCTAAGATATTGGTCTTCTTAGTCTTAATTGTCAAGGGGCGCAATTGGCTAAGCGGGTATCTTTGTCCACATATATCGCAAAACCCAAACGCCAATTTACCTACAGCGTATTTAGAAGACATTTAAATAAGCCTCCACGACCCTTTAGTGTAATCATCTGGCATTTTAACCGCTCCTCCAGATGCTTTGGTAGGTAAGTATATTGCATCTTCTGGTAAACCTAAATCTTTAGCGGATTGTACTATCTGTAAATATTTATGAGCACCTATATTTTGTGGGGCGTTTTCCATCATATTTTTAACTACAGGATGTGCAACAGGATTATCAGGCCAGTTTATAGTTCCTGTATCCCCGCCAACCAAGTCATTGTATTTAGATACCAAAGAAAATCCAGCTTTAGGATCAGGATTAAATTTTCCTTCACCATATCCTTGGTTTGTTACTCTAAATGCCCCAGCTTTATTTAATGCGTCATAGTTTAAAGGTCTATAGTCAGCTTTAAGATTTTGATTATCTGAAGTCAAATGTTTATACGCCGAAAAGTCTCCAGTTAGTAGCCCTTTTTTTATTTCTTTATCGTCAGCCATTTAACGACCGTAAAAAATGTTTCTAGGTACAAATCTCAAGGAAGCCTTCTCACGGTCTTCGTCTTGGGCCAACTGTAATTGTTGCTCATAATCAGCTTTTAGCTCCATTCTTCTTTGTGGGTCTACTTCCGTTATTTTCATGGATATGTAGTAAGCTAAGCCAGCAATAATTACGTTTAAATACCTAAATGGTATATCCTGCGTATTCACCCCGTTACCAGCATCTTGAATCCTGCGCATGCGCCAATACACAAAAGTATAGTACGGATCGCCAACTGACCCTTGATCCGGTGTAGGCCAAATATTGATTTGTGGATATTTAATACCCGTTACAGGATAGGTTGCACCTGATTGCCTGTTGATCCAGACTTGTATAGGTCTACCGGTGGCATTTTTGTTAGGTATCGTTGCATAAGTTGATTCTGATATCCGATTAATATTAATATCAGTTTGGTTTTGGCCCGAACCTGTGCGAGTAACTTGGTCTAATAAATCCACAGTGTCCACTGGTAAATCGTATGTAATTTGTCCGGGGTATAGGGGAATGGTACCTTCTTCGATTGTCCAAAGATTAATGCCACGGTTGGCCAGTTCCGTGAAGAGAAGGTTTAAGGATCTACGTGTAGTGCGAAGATTATAGCCTGTTCTTAATTCTTGGGCGCAGCGTTCCCACGCCTCTTCACATATATCATTGAGGTCTAAATTGAAACTGCTAGTCCCTGATGTTGTCATTCTATGTACTCCAATTTCCAGCCTTTTGACTTTTGATGTTTTCGTATAGCTTGGCTAATGGCTTGTATAGAAACATTTAAATCTTCTGATGCGGCTTTTAGCGTGCCCCAAACCATACTGCCTTTTTCCTGATGAGTACCCTTAACGCCACGAGCCATGTGGTTATTAACACCGAGTTGCCTACTACCGGTCCCATACCACGGGTTGTTTTCCCCTTTCCAAAACTTTTTTTCTTTCATTGTTTTAGATTGGTTAGGTTTTTCTACCCCAGTCATAGCAATAGACATTTTTAATCTAGCAGCATCATCCCAAACCCTATTTTTATTAGCTTCAGATACTTTTTGTTTTGTTTTTTCAGAGCAAGGTCTACCTAAAGCCCCTTCTCCCCCATCGGTGATATTTGCAAGTTGGGTCCCCATGCGTTTTAAACATTTTATCAATCCAATCTCTAACTCAAGAGCTATTTCATTTGAAGAACACTCAAGTCTTCCGACCAATATATTTTCCACCCCATATTTAGCAACTATACGCTTATGATATGGGTTTCTATCCCTAAAATTTTTATCCCGCTTACGCACACCTTTACCCACATAGAACGGCGTTCCGTCAGGTTTAGCATGTATGTAAGCAAAATAAGTCATTATTTAGCCTTTTTCTTTGTGCGTCCGCCTTTTTTAAAAAGCTCGACATCTTGTGGTTTGTCTTTACGCTTAATGGTTTTCTTACCGGGCATTTTGCTAGGGTTTATATCGCCCATACCCCGTGACGCCATCATTTAAGAATGCCTTTCTTAGCTTTAGACTTCTTAACCGCTGCTACAGCTTCCAGCACTTCATTTACTGGCTTATTGCTGTGTGGCGCTACGCCTTTTGCTGGGATACCTTTAGCCGGGATCATACAAATTTACCTTTTGTGTGGCCTTTCTTTACACAACCGTCTGCACGAGTTACGCCGCCTTTAGCCATTTTGCAGCATTTGCCGCCTTTCTTCATTTTCTTTTCCATTTCTTCACCTTTTGCGTATTGCTCTGGAGTAATCTTACCGGACTTAATCGCTTTGGCTTCTTTCAGCTCTTCAGCTTTAGTGTCTTTACCTTTAAACAGTTTCTTTAGATTGGCCACATCGCCTCCTGATTTGAATTTTTTACCTTTATCAGCCGCGTTAAACTCTTTAGCTACGCTAACTGGAACACCTACTTTCTTAGCAAACTTCGGATTATGCGCCGCAGCAGCCATTAAATTTCTTTGAGCTTTACTTGTAGACGGCATAGTGATTACCTAAAATGTTGTATAACCCACTGGATCAGCTCAACCGCTGCTGCGCCAGCACCGCCTATAGCAAGGAATGTTTTCCACCCACCACGGGCTTCAGACAGTGTACGGTCAATAGCGGCTAAGCTCTTTTTAATCTCTGCCATCTCTTTAACCATTCTATCCATGTCATCTTGCAAGTGCTTAATCTCCACATCGTGGGCAGCCACATCTCTAATCATTTCAATTTGATCGTTCATTTGCAGTTCCATGCTCTTAGAGATTTATTGATACGGCTGTCAGGATCTTTAGCGGTTTTACTGCTTGTCAGCTTTTTCTTCATCCCTTCCATTCTGGCACAGAATGACTTGCGTCGGCCTGCGTCTTTCTTGGTTTTAGGATTTGGAGCTGGTGGCTTAAGATCATGCCCTTCCTTCTTGGCAGACGCACGCCCTTTAGCGTTAAGTCCGCCTTTTGGATTCTTGCCTTCTTTACGCTGCCAAGCTGGAGATTTAGCCATAGAACACCGACACGTAGCAATTAGTTAAAGTTGCATATACGCTTGTTTCAAACAGAACGCCTTCTTGGGGAATGATGACGCTGTGAAAAGCAGCTGTGTTTGGTACGTCGATTTCGATTTTAGTTGTACCTGATGCACCACCGTCTTTGAGCAGAACAGTCCCAGCACCACCACCGGTAGAAGTTAGCACCATGCCCTTAACGCGAGTTCTGTAGCCGACAAGACTACCGGAGGCGTTAGCATGTACGTTTTTTACATCACCTTGCATAGCCATAATTAATCTCCTGTATAAAGTTAAAAGGGGAGCCGAAACTCCCCGAGACTAATTAAGCTGTGTACGCGCCGCTTGTTGGGACGTAGTAGATCAACTTACCAGAGATAGAACCGCCAGTAGCAGCAGAAGCGCCAGCACGGCCTGTGATGTACACCATCTCAGAAGAAGACATAACCGCACCCAGACCTGCGCCCGGTACAGAAGAAGTAGCCCAAGTGATTACTTGTTTGCCAAGATCAGCGTCAGCTTCGTTTAATAAGCCTTCAGGAGTTGCAGTACCTGTAGAATACAAAGTGTAACCCATGTCAAATGTAGGGTTAGTACCACCAGTACCAGCAGAGTTTACTTGAATTTCAGTAATAACAGCGCCGATTGGTAAGATTACGTTAGCTGTGTCTGAAGAAGATTTTTGAACTTTAGTGCCGTTAGCAGCAGTAGCAGACAGATAGAAATCCGCCACCATTAACATTGAACCTGCATACGCAGTTTTAGTTGTATCACCGCCGCCTGAGCGCCATACCGAAGTAGTAGTTGAAGTAGCCATATAAGCCTCGCACTTGTGTCACACCGTCTTGTGCATTGTCCGCTAGGCCGGTCGGTATGAGGGTAAATTAACACCTAGGTTTGGGCTGATAATAACAACTAAGTTATTGGGGTGCAAGAAGTTTATTTTGGTTTCCATACCCATCTTTGATTACCAACGCCTAGTATTTTTTCTAAACCAGCCTCACGGCATATAATGGTTTCTGTTTTATCGTCACTATAGTATTTATATAGCGGGTGTGACGGTTTAGCCATTTTATGCTTTTGCATTGTGTACCTAGGTAAACGATCTTTTTTGTTTTTAGTCACCCACCAGTAATCTGGTTCTGTTATTGCGTCTAATATAAATCCTGTAGCCGCGTAAAGCTTACCGTCTCCGTATCGTAGGTCGCAATAGCTGATTACTTTATCAGGAGCAACGTCTTTTACAAACTGTTTAAATAGCTTGGAGAATCCACCACGCACTCTACCTATTGACGCGTATCGTACTACCTCCCATTCATTTTCATTGCTAGTACGAACCATTGCACCTGATCTTGATTTATTGAATGTGGCTGCCGCTATAACAGTCTCCCCTTCAAATAAAGCATAATTGATTGAGGATAACCCTGCGCCTTGTATATGGGTACTTTCTAACATAGGGCGTATATCACCCATGTTTACTTTACGTAATATGAGTTGTCGAGCATTATATGTTTTACTAGCTCCTATGATAGCAATAAGCCTAGCCTTAACTATATCTTGCTTAGTCTCCCACTCATCACTAAAAATTTGTATCAACCTTACGCCAGCTTTCTGTGCCAGATCCCATTTAAGCCTATGCAAATTTCCAACTTTATCTTGTGTATGCCAATATAACCCATGAAATTCCACCCCTATACCATGTTCTGGAAGCCATATGTCTATCTCTCTTCCATCTAATACCTTTTTATTTCTACGTTCTACTTTTGCATAGTTTGATAAAAACTCTGCCAGCTCGTTTTCCCCTTTTGATTTTTGCCCACAGCGAGGGCACCCATATTCTCTATTTATATGAAGCTTTAATTTTTGTTCAAAGTCTCCATGCACAGGGCATGTTATTACTACATTGTCAGTCGCGCGGATCCCTTTACCGACTTTTGAATAGTCATAAAACCCGTCATGCGTTTCTATAGCGCGTTTAATAAGTTCTTCAGTTTTTTGTCTTGTCGTGCCTCCACATATTTGACACCCCCTACCAGCCAAATGCCTAGTAGGCGTTTGATTGAACTCTCCGTGATTTGGACAAATAATCGTTACAGGTTTTTGAGAATTAAGGACGATTACTTTGGAGTAATCATATTTGTTTTCATGGATTAACGATGCTTTTCTTACGAATTCTGAAAGGGTTATCTTTTTGTTTCCGTAACATTGTGGGCATCCAGACAGGTTACTAAGAGAAATGTGATTGTTTGCGGTTACACGAAACGCCCCGTGGGTAGGGCATGACACTTCTACTTTATCAGCGCTACGTATATAAACAGTATTTTCGTAGCTGTATTTATTGTTGTGTAATTCATTAGCCTTCTTTACAAATTCTTCTTGTGTCAATCTTTTAGTCATAATTCACCTCAACATTACTTAAAATGTATTAGACCACAAAAATAAATTTATGTAAAGTGAGTTATACCACGTTGTTGTTTTTTACTATAAAATACTTAAGCCCACACAAGCAAAAGAAAACCCGCCGAAGCGGGTCTCCAATAATAACCTAAGTTATTGATTTACAACATTAAGCCCCAGCGCTTCCGTAAATACCTAACGGGTCGCTCCAACCAAATGAATATCTTTCTCTTGATTTGTAGCGAACGTTGCCTGTGTCGAAGTCACCATCCATTGTTTGAGCCAATGGTGAACGGACAAAATGTTTTAATCCATTTGGAACGTCCGTGGTCAAGAACCAAGCATTGGTGTCAGTCAAGAAGTGGTTGATTGCATAACCTTCTGGGATAGAACCGTTGTTTTTGATAGCGTTGATATCGTTATCAGTTGTGCCAAGACGCAGTTCAGTTTCCAACAAGCGGGTTGCAACGAATTGCAGTGCTGGTGGAACAATCAGTTTTTTAGGTTTAGCAGCAATCAACAAACCACGCTCGTCAGTCCATGCAGCAATTTGAATTACAGCATTTTCCAAAGAGGTTTCGTTCAAGTCAGCAGCAGTGCTAGGGATGTTGCTGTTTGTGCCGCCTGATACTAATGGGTGAGCATTAGAAAACAGAGGTTGGTTATCACCACCTAAGTAGCTAGAGCTGAAACCGTTGTTTAAAACAGAAGCACCTTTAACTTGTTTGGTGTACGCCATAGCGCGAGCCAGAGCTTTTGTATAACGAGCAGACAAAGAGTCATACAAGTTATCTTCGATAGCTTCTTCAGTTAAGCTGAAGCCCAAAGCAATGGTTTCGTGGTTGTAGCGAGCAGTCCAAGCTTCTTGTGCGTTGTCGTAACGAATGGCAGAACCCTCGTTTTTAACAGGAGCAGCAGAGAAACCAGACAGTTTTGTTTCTTCTTCAAAAGAACGCTCAGAGGTTTCTGTTTCATAGATCTCTTTATGTTCTTCACCGTAACGAGCATATTCCAAACCGAACAAAGCGTTCAGGCCCGGCAGCAACTCTTTTAATAACTGTGCGCGTGAAATTGCCATGAGTTAACTCCTTATAGGCCAGTAGCGTTGTTGTAAGAATGGAAACCTTGGTTGAACTTAACGATCAACTCAACATAACCACTAGAAGTTGCTGATTCAGCTACGAAATCAACGATACGGAAAGCCGCAGCAGTTGAAGTAGTACCAGCAACGTAAACGCCGTAAGCAGAATCACCAGTGTTGGTGTTACCTGTGTTCAATACCAATTGAGCGTTACCACCCAATACAGCTTGAGCAACAGCAACTGGAGTTAAACCATCGCCGTCAACAGTAGAACCAACAGATACCACTTGGAACAGAGTATCAGGATCGTCAGCAATAACAGCCATTGCATCAGTTACGCCAGAAGCATAGCCGGGCCAGTATTGAGCAAACAATTTTTGTTTGGTTACAGGGTTAGTATAAGTACAACCTAAGAACACACCAATAACACCCGGTACAGCTGTGCTTTCTGTATCCAAAGTAGTTTTGATGATTGTGCCGTTAGTTGCATCAATCTGTACTACGTCACCATAGAACATTGCGGTGTTGTAGCTAACAGTAGAAGTAGTGATCGCAATGTTGCGGGTAGAACCAGCAAACACCTGACCGCCGATCAAGTTGATCGGTTTCAAGCCGTAAGGCTTTGAAACTGTAGGATAAGCCATATTGACCTCGTTAAATTAAATTAGTTTCCAGTTCCAAAACTTGTCGAAGATTTACGCTCATTAAATAAAGGCATTCTCGAGTCGTTTTGACGCATCAAATTGTTATCTACTGCTTCAGTCTGCTGTTGGGTTTGATTTTGGTAATATGCATTACGTTGTTCAATAAATTCAACAGGAGTTTTGCAAAGTAACAATCCGCCGATTTCGATGTTGTCTTTAAAACGACTATCTGGATCGACTAACAGTTGGAATTTAGGTTGCTCGCTCAACTTAACGGGTTCCCAGCCTTCACGTATTTTGGACGAGAGGTTTCTAGGATCAGCGTTGTTCAGTGTTGAGACACGAACCCATCTATAGGCAAACCCAGCCTCTTTGTCAGGCTCAGGGAGCAATTCTGGTGGCATCCACTGCTTAGGACGTTCAGTCAGTGCTCTGGTTTCGAGTTCACGAGTTAATCTATTTTGTGCAGTCATTATCTATTCTCCAATTTTAAAACTTCTTTTGCGTAAATTTCAGGGCTAAGACCCAGTTTCTTTGCTAGCTGGACTTGACTCTGGCTAAGTTTTATCTTGTTTGAAGATGTGCTGCGTGATGCCGGAGCAACTACCGTTTTAGGTTTAGTCGCCTTTGGCTGTTCACCAAAATACTCGCTGAACCGTTTGCGCATTGTTTTGTCCAATACGTCATAGTATTCATCAGAACCAACTTCTACGCCTTGATTAAGCAGCTTTGTGTGTAAGCCTAATGCAGCTGATGTCATCTCATCGTCAGTACCAAACCACTTATTGCGCTCTTGCCACGCTAAAGCTTTACGGTCAGGCTGTACGGTTTGTTGAACAGGTTGTTGGTTTTGATACTGTTGTACAACATGTTCTGGCTCTTGTAAAGGGGTCTCTCTTAAATTGTTGGCCCGCAGTACTTTTAATTGAGCTAAGTTTAATTTTTCTTGAGCGTCAATTACACCGTCGGTATCCCCCGCTTCATAAGCTTCTTTATAAGAACGCTTAGCCATTTCTAGCTCATATACAGCAGCTTGTTGGGCAGTAGTGATATATTCTTTTTCACCCGTGTTATAGGCAGAACGTAGCTTTTGGTTTTCATCATATAGGCGTTTAGCAAAGGCCACAGCTTCTTGCTGTTCTCTATGTGCCTGTTCTTTAGCGCGACGCTCGTCATGCCATACTTTCTTAAGCTGCTTTAACTTTTCTTTTGCTGCCGCATCGTATTCTTCAAGCTCATCTTGCTCTAAGTCTTGTACGATTTCTTTAGGCATTGGTTGACGGCCACGGTCTTCTTCCGGGGTATCGTCTTCAATTTCAATCTCGATTTCAGGGGTCGAATCTTCAACCTCTATCTCATCGGGAAACTTAAATTCTTCTTGTGCATATGCCATACATTACTCCTTATTTACGAGAAATACCGCGGGGATCATCCACCACAGCTTCTACTGTATCGTCGTTGATTAGTCTGAATTCACGGCCATGGATCAGTAAACGTGAACCAGAGTTAGGTCTAACTAAAACAAAGTCGCCTTTTTTACACCAAGGACCACTAGGGAACTTAGACTTGTCTTTATAGCAATCAGGACCTAGATCTACTACAAACAATACAGTGGTTAGAACTTCCTCATTTTTCAGAGTAATGTCTGCTTTTAATAGCCCACTATCGAATTCTTTTTCTGCTTCAGGGATTGCACACAGGACGTGATAACCTGATGGTTTAGGCAGCTGGCTTGCTTTTTCTTCGTTGCTCGCACCAAGATTAACTGCACCAACTACTTGCGGTTTACCGGGGTTTGAGCCGATAAGTATTTCAGTCATCCGGATTCTCCATTCGTTTTTTAAGGTCTTTTGCTATATCTCGTGCGATGAGAAGACCTCGAACCTCACCACAGAGTCTTTTGTATTCGTCAAAAGAGTTAGGGCGACCTGAGCAGATCGCCTCTTGTATAGAACTAACTTGGTCATTAATTTCTTTAACCAATACGTCAAATGCGTCCATTATTCACCTTTTGTCGGTTTATTAGCTTGAGATTCTAAATTTGCTGCATGTTTAAGAGCATCCATACCCATGCGTTTGCTTTCATGCCCCATCTTCGAATCGTGTTGACGTTTTTGTTCAGTCAACTGAGCTGCTGATTTGAGCGCGTCTATTTGCATGCGTTTATTTTCCATCTTGTCACGGTTGGTTATTTCAGCCGCACTACGTAGCGCTTCTACTTGTAAACGCTTGTCTTCGCCTTTTTGTTTAGCGGTTAGCTGTGCTGCGTTTTTAAGCGCGTCAATCTGTTGTTGCTTAGCGGCTGTTTGCTGTTGTGCCACAATACGTTCTTTTTCAACTTCAATTTGAGCCATCTTAAGCTGCGCATCCATCTGATCTTTCTGAGCTTTACGCTGTTGCTCAGCGGCTTTAAGTTGTAACTCTTGCATTTGCATCTGAACCAAAGGATCTTGCATCTGTTGTTGCGCTTGCTGCTGCGCTGCTTCTGCTTGGTTCTTCTGTAACAGCTGTTGAGCTGCCTGAGCCAGTAACGGTGCTAATTGCGCTTCAACCTGTGGATCCATATGCGCATCTTCGCCAGACTCATCTTGTTGTGGTGGTAATGCAAATCCTAATTGCTGTTCGATCTGTTTACGGTATTCAAACCCTAAATGCTCTGCGATATGCGCTTGAGCCGCTGCTGCGATTTGTTGCGCCGCTGGGTTTCCTTGTAACAGTTGTTGAATCTTAGGATCCTGCATAGCCGCCATGTGCACTTGGATATGCGCTTGATGGTCTTGCGTTAAGAACGCTTTAACAGGTTTCATCGCCAATATATTTTGGTTTTCTGTGATCGGATCACAAGGCTTCATGTCGTCCATCATAGGCACCAGCTTCGCTGCGTCATGTATACCCAATACGTCCAACATCTGTCTATGCAACAGCGGCATGTTGTAGATTTGTGGGTTAGATTGCGCTAATTGAAGCACTGCTTGGTACTGAACGATCTTTTGCGCCATAGTTGAGGCGTTAGGATCTGATACTGGGATGACATCTGCTTTGCTATAGTCTGATTTCCGAGCTTTTCTATCCCCCACTTCAGGGTCATAGCTATAATCTTCAGGTGTATAGTCCGCAATAATGCCCTTTAATAAGCCTAATTCCTGCTTCATCGAGTAATACACACGCGATTGGATCGCAGACTGGGCCTTATAGTTACGCTCTAAGATGGCTAACGTGGTTCCCACAGGGGCTTGACCAGACATATCCGAAATCTGCAGATCAGCAGCGTTAGCAAAGCGTCTACCTTCTTCCACAATCTGACCCAGCAGCGCCATAAGGGTTTGGCTAGGCTCTTTGTACGGTAATGGGAGTAAATTGTCTCTAATAGCACCTGATGGTACGTCTACATCACGCCATTCGCCCGGAGCTATAGGGGTATCGTCACCTTTGACTCGCAAACCTCTGGTTTTAAAACCGCCGGGGAGGTTTGATAGGGTACCTGCGTCGACAAGTTGGCGAATAAGAGAAGTACCGGACTTAGCGAAAGCACCAACAAGATGAATAAGGCCAAAACAGTAGAAGCCAAAGCCCGGAACATAGCCATAATGTACGAAATGTTGTCTTTTTTGGTAGTGTTCATCATCTGGTTCCCAGTTTCTACGGATTGCAAGGATTGTACTGGTGCCTTTTTCGATGGTTACGACGTATGGCAGGGCAATACCCGTCTTTTCACCGTCTTCTTCATGCTCAAAACCCGGTAAATCAAGGTCAACATGCATCTCGAGGATCTTATAACGGTCATCTGAAGTCGCTCTAAAGCCCATTTTCTCGGCAATTTTCTTCTCAACTTCGTCTAACGTGTTGGTTGGTTCCTCTAACTCGACATCCAGATAGAACCCTGCAACCTGTAAGCGTCTTAACTCGTTCTCTGTCTTGCGCATTACATGAGTAATACGGCCTGCATCCTCTAAATCTGAGGCGCCATAAGGCACAACAAGGTCTTCAGCAGGCACATACATCGACACTTGGCGGTTTTTATGCGGATCGAAGTACACTTTTTTAAACGCATTACCTGACATCCCCAGACCCCATAGCATTTTCTCGTGCTCAGGGCGGTATTCTGACATTACATCCATTAACTGGAAGTTCATATCCTCTTGGACACGCTCAGCCGCTTCTTTTTTATCCGGTGTTTCTTTACCGATAATCTGTGTTCTGACAGGACCAGACGCAGGGAACGTAGACTGCATAGTCTCCGCTTGGAATTTAACCAAAGCTTCTGTTAATAGTGGGTGATATACCCCACATGCACCTTCCCAAGGCTCCGATCTTTCCTCAATCTTCATACCCAACAGCTCAATACCGTCGACATACGCTTGAATCCAGTCTTTTCTTGAGGCAATATCGTCCTCAAAGTCGCCAATCAAGTCGTTAGCTAATGTCGCCAGTTCTTGGTCGGACAAGTATTCAGCTAAGTTATCTTCAAATGTGTCGTCTTCTTTGTCTGGCATGAGATCAATTTCCATACCACCAACGGTTAAAGTAACATCATCTGGGTTCTCGATCTCAATCTCAAGATCAGGTTCTGTGTTAGGTATAGCAGCTATGCCTTCTGGTGCTGCATAAAGACTTTTTTCAATTGCCATGTCGGGTAATCCTGTGAGTTATTTGTACTCTAATAATAAGCTACTTTTCGTTTAAAGTATCGTTCTTCATCTTCTTCATCAGAAGGCAATCGCATGAAACCGCCTTTACGGAACCTATACATGGCCATTGTCATGGCATCGACTGTATCGTCGTGCTCACCGCCGGGGAAGGAGGCTACCTCTTCAATCAACTCTTCAGCCCAATAGGTGTTAGGTGCCCAGACTCTTCCGGATGCAAATATGTCAGCTATACCATTAACCCTAGAGATCTTGTCATTACCTCTAACCGGTGTGAATTCTTGAACAGGAATACCCATTGCACGTAATTCATATATCAGAGGGGAACCAGATGCCTTGGCTTCAATGATTAAAGAATCAGGATCCCACTCCTTATACATCTCATACGTCTTTTGTTTAAGCTCTGGGAACTCCATTCGGCGTTTAAAGCAGTCAAGCAAAATAATATTGGCCTGTTCAGTACCCGTATCGTCTGGATGGTAAAAAACACCCCACGTTGTACAGGCTGAATAGTCGGATCGCTCATTCTTAGTAAACGCCGTGTCCCAGCTCTGTACAATAAAGTCACAATACGGAGGCGAATCTTCTTCCCAAATATTCCACCATTCCCGTTTGATGATCGCTGACACATCTGAGGTCGGTTGCTGCTGATACTGCGCCATCCATTTAGACGCGGGCAACTCTCGACGTAACGCATACAACTCTTCTTTCGACCAGAACTCAGGCCAGATGGGATTATCAGACGGTAAGATGGCGGGCAACTCTATCACTTCCCACTCTTCACCCGAACGCTGTGTAGCCGCTTTAAGAATCTGCCCTGTTAAGTCTTTTTTACTCCATCGTGTCATGACCACGATAATGGCGCCGCCCGGTTGTAGACGCTGACGAGGACCTGATGTGTACCACTCATATGTCTTATCGTAGATCGTTGGATCTGACTCCGCGAGTGTTGCTTCCTGCTCAGAGTGGGGATCGTCAATGATCATAATATCAGCACCACGACCGGTCATGTTACCCCCGACACCGATCGCAAAGTAATCCCCATTGTGGTTTGTGTTCCAACGCCCTGCCGCTTTTGAGTCCGTGCGGAGCTCCACATTCGGAAACACATCCTTAAACTTCTCAGAGTCCACTAAGTTACGCACCTTACGACCGAAACCTGTAGCCAACTCAGCGTTATAAGAAGCCTGAATGATTTTCTTTTGCGGGAATTTACCTAAGAACCATGCGGGAAGAAGATAAGAAGCCATCTCCGACTTTGAATGCCTCGGTGCCATATTGATGATCAGCCGTTTACACTCACCTCTAGCCACTTTTTCAAACGCGCGAGCCATGCGCTCATGATGGCGACCATGTATAAACGTAGGCCACACGTAGTTAACAAATGCCATGAAGTCATCTTGCGCTTTTTCTTGCACACCCATCTTGCGGGCATGGGCTACCAACTCGCCAATCTTTTGTTGTACATCCGGTGGGAGTTTATCCAGATTATCTTGCGCAATCTTAAGCAGTTTAGGATCAATCTTCTGATTCATCTTCTACTTCTTCTACATCTTCGTACTCAATAATCTCAGGTTCTTCTTCCACTGCTACAAACTCAGCTTCCAATGGAACCTCAAATGGTTTACGACCAAGATACAACTCTAACGTCTTTTCTAATTCCGTATTAATGTCCGCTTGGGTTCGAGTGGTGATCGTAATATCTTTGCGTTCTGAGAATAACCCCACTTCAGAAATTTTACCCAGAAGCTCAAGCGACTTTAAACGCACCTTAGCATCCTCATCCACAGTCTCTTCCAACAACTTATTAGTCACATAGTGACGCAAACGCCGAGACACATCCATGAGCTCTTGATCGTATGAAGATAATATCGCTTCAAGATTAGCGATCATTCCCGGTTTGATTGTTTTGGGATTAGGTAAAGAATTCGTAGTGATGGCTTTATGTGATTCGTACTTATCCAGATCAGACAGATCTATTTCCATACCATTATCCGACAGTTCTTTTACCGTGTTGTAGTACGCACGAGATTCTTCACGAAATGATTTAGCCGTCTCCGGTTTGAAATCGGAAGGTAAAGGAATGTTATTGTCAGGGGTAATGTGAATTGTACTCATAAGCGGTTTGTGGCTTTAGATGAGCAGAGCTTAGCACACTGAAAATTTTTTTCAATCTAAAGGTTAAATTTTTATTGACGGGGGGTGTTTTCTAGATTCATCAGGTGAGTCCCGGTGTAAAAATCAATAGGGGGGTAGGGGGTATATTGGGTGATAGATGGGTGATAGATGGGTGATAGATGGGTGATAGGCGGTTGGACGGTTAGATTATAAAACCTGTTAGGCGGTTGGATTACAAAACCTGTTAGGCGGTTGGATAATGTGCAGAATAATATGTAAGGCTGAGAGTGGGACTCCTAACAGCCATTTTGGGGGGTGGGGGTTGCGGTTCTACCAGTCTGAAAATCAGCAAGGCATACCCGGCTAAAAACCCTACACGCCAACACGCCAACACGCCAACACGCCAACACGCCAACACGCCAACACGCCAACACGCCAACAGCCCAACAGCCAATAAGCCACTGATGATAGCCGTTAGCCTAGAAGCATGACAGCGCTGTCAAATACCTTTTGCTTATGCTCAACCTTGCGCGACGCGATTGTCGTTAGCATAAAAAGATAAAAATAATTATCAAAAGTTGTT